GATGGCGGAGCAGAATTTTTACGGCACAAGCGGAATTTACCCTGCGTCGTTAGGCCAAAAAAGCAATGAGCAATCGGGCAAGGCAATTATGGCTCGCCAGCGTGAGGGCGATGTTTCGACTTCAAACTATGCTGATATGTTTAAGAGGGCATTAATTTACGCTGGCAAAATTTTTGAGGATTTAAGAAAGAAAATCTACGACGGTTCGCGTGAGTTTCAGGTTATGAGCGAGGACAACAAGACCCGTGGTGTAAAAATCAATCAGAAATATCAAGACCCCAAAACGGGTAAAATGATTGAGTACGATATGACAAAGGGCAAGATGGGGGTAGCGGTCACAACTGGCGTGAGCTACACGACTAAGCGTGAAGAGTCGCGTGAAGCGCAAATTCAGTTGTTCCAGGCTAACCCACAGGCAATGTTGCCAGCCTTACCAATGATTGTTCGCAGTATGGATTGGCCGAACGCCGATAAGACTGCTGATGCAATTGAGAGGGGCTTGCCGCCTGAATTGCGTGACCCTGACCGCCAAGCAGAGCAGATGCAGGGTATTCCACCTGCTGCACAGGCTCAATTGCAACAGGCTCAACAGATTATACAGCAATTGGGGCAAGCGTTGCAGGAAGCGCAGCAAGCCGCGGATGATAAGCAAGCAGAGGCTCAAATGAAAATGGGCGAGTTGCAGATTAAAGCGCAATCCGCTCAAACACAGGCTGAAAAGAATAGGATTGATGCAGAATTAAAGGCCGCAGAGTTGCAATTTGAAAAAGAGAAATTTGCAGTAGATTCTGCGCTTGAGTCACGGCGCCTTGAACTTGAAAAAGTTAAATTTATTACGGAATTGCAGCGTCAATCAGAGGAAAAATCAATGGATGATTTTGATGAAGATGAGTTTATGTCAAAACTAGGTGAAAATGCGTTGCAGGGGTACCAAATGGACAAACAAGCTAAAATGGAGCAAAAGCGCATTGAAGACGAAATAAAGGCGGAAAAAGAAATGTCGGACATGCAAGAGGCTGAAATGATGAAACAAAACATGGCTGCAACGGTTGAGATGCTTATGCAAATGAAAAACAGTTTCCAGCAATTATCTGAAGATATTAGGGCTCCTAAAGTTATTGACGTTTTAAGAAATCCTAAGACAGGGCTTATTGAACAGGCCTTCACCAGAACCACATAAGGAGTTTATTATGGCTTTCCAATTTTCAACAGACGTACGAAATGCCGCACTCGACCAGATAGAGACAACTATCAGCACGTCGCCTACGTTAGAGATTCGCAGCGGTTCAGTTCCTGCAAACTGTGCTGCTGCCTCAACTGGCACAGTGTTGGCCACAATTGTGTTGCCAAGTGATTGGTTAACTGCTGCTTCTGGCGGTAGCAAAACCATTAGCGGAACATGGCAAGACGCTTCTGCTGATGCCACTGGAACTGCTGGTCATTTCCGTATTAGCCAGGGTGCAACGTGCCATATTCAGGGGAGCGTTACTGGGACGGGCGGCGGTGGAGATATGACGCTTGATAACGTGAGTCTCGCAACTGGCCAGCAATTTAACATCACGGCATTCACAATTACAGCTGGAGGAGCGTAATGACTGTACCGCAAATCCTGATAGATAAGGTGGCTGAGTCGCAATTTGCTGGCAAACCAGATTGGGAAGTGTCTGATATGCTAAATGCTGTTGATGATTCTTTGCCGACAAAAAAAGTACCTATCTTGACACAGCATGTTAGGCAATTTTTGTTGGGTCGTGGACATTGGCCAGCAATTGTGATTACTGCCGACGACGTTAATGCCAATCCCAGCATTCGTGGTCTTTGTATTATTGTTCGTGATACTATGAAGATTGATTCAATTATCCAGACAGACGAAACCTCGGCCTACAACGTCGCTGAAGCAATGCTCACTTCTCTTGAGGAGGTTAACCTTATCACAACGGCCACCAAAAACGATTTAATTGATTTAACAAATGCAAAGCAATCTTGGGCTGAATACAATAAAATTGAAGTGACTGCTAGAACAGTTGGAATTGCACGCGGAGGCATAGCATAATGGCAATAGCAAAATGGTCAACACCAAGTGCACGTTCAAGCAATTTTGCTAGTACAACTTTAAATAGTTTAGCAAATGGCTCTGAATCTACTGCGGTAACTTATGACAATTCAAGTAATAAAGATTTATATGGAACGATTACTATTAAATTAGGTAGCATTACCCCTGCTGCAGGTGGTTCAATTACGCTGCGTGTGACGTTAAATGACGGCACAGACACGGCAGACCGTATTGGTGGTGATTTGTACGTTGTGCCGCTCACAAGCGGGGCATCGGCAAAAGTGGCTATTATTAACATGGTGCGGTTGTACCCATATTCTATGCGCATAAGCGTAATTAACAATGCTGGCGTAACTTTAAATGCCAGTGGCAATGAGCTGTACGTTCGCCCTTGGAACGAGGATATTGCATAATGCCGCGCGGGATCAGCCGATACGACGAGGCGCAGTTGCAGCAACGCTTGTGGACGCCAGATCTGCTGCGACCCGCGCTGTGGTTAGATGCTGCTGATGCTTCTACAGTTTCAGTAGCAACAGGCGTAAGTGAGTGGCGCGACAAGAGTGGTAACAATAGGCACTTCACGCAGACAACCACGGCCAACCAGCCAGCGTATAACCAGAACGGCATCAACGGTCTTGGGAGCATCTCGTTCAACGGTACTGCCAAGGCGCTACAACGCACACCCGAGGCTTGGGCATTTCAATATCCAGTCACGGCATTCATCGTATTCAGGGCGGCAGCATTTACCAACGCCCACAACTCATTATTTGAGTTTTATACCGCCTCTGGTCCCACAACTGCAGGGTGGTCTGATCTTATCAAAAGCAATGGAAGGTCTGCAATTTATGCAGCAAACACTGGGGGAGCTCAGCCGAATTACGATGGGACTGGGGTAGCAACTTACGTTACAAATCAAACCTACATTTTTACAGGCATACATCAAAACAATTCATTAGTTGGGTTGCAGAACGGAAAAACGGACGGTAGCAACGCAGGCTCTTATACCCTCAGAACCAATTTAGGAACTTCGCCGCTATACATCGGCTCATCGCCGTTGTTCAGTCGGTACACAAACTGGCAGATCGGTGAAGTGATTATTACAAATAATGGGGCTCTATCGGCATCTGACCGATTGAAGATTGAGGGATACCTGGCTTGGAAATGGGGCACTGCCGCTGACATAGTGACGAGCAGCCCATTCCTGAACCGCCCGCCGCTTATCGGGGACTGAAATGTTAAGGGCTAGAGTTCCTAGGATTGCAACAATTGGTTTATCGCCAATAAATGGCGTTTCTTCAGGTGATTTTCCTTTATCTGGCAGCGCTACTGGCGTGGTTGTCATTAACAGTGTTGCATCTGGTGATTTTCCTTTATCTGGCAATGCTGTTGGTTCCGTTGTCATTAACGGTGTTGCATCTGGTGATTTTCCTTTATCTGGCAGCGCTACTGGCGTGGTTGTCATTAACAGTGTTTCTTCAGGTGATTTTCCTTTATCTGGCAATGCTGTTGGTTCCGTTGTCATTAACGGTGTTGCATCTGGTGATTTTCCCCTTAGCGGTTTAGCAACTGGAGCTATTGGTTTGCCGCCAATAAATGGCGTTGCATCAGGGGATTTTCCCCTTAGCGGTTTAGCTACAGGAACTGTCACTGGTGAAGGAAACGCGCTAACACCCAATGGTGGCGCGCGCAGAGAGTATCAACCTTATTATTATGAATTACAAAACCGCCGCAAAATTGAAAGAAAATTTGAAGAAGCTGAACTTGATTTAAAAGCTACAGAAAACAAAATTGAGGCGCTTGAACTTAAACGTACACGAGATTTAGCAGATGAATCAATGCAAGAGGAGCTTTTGGCTCTTCTTACACGGCAAAATGAATTGATAAGGATTATCAATGACTTACAACAACAAAAACTAATGGTGATGAGGGACGATGAGGATTTTATAGCGATTTTAATGTATTTAAACTAACCACTTGCAATTAACCCAAAAGGAATGTATTATGGAAAATAACATGGATGTTACCGTACAAACGGATTCGCCTGTTGAAGATCGCTTCACTGTTGAAACCAATGTAGTTCCAGAAAATGTTGAGCCTGAAAAGGTTGAGCCTTCCACGGAAAAATCTACAGAAGTAGAAACGCCAGATTCGGAACCCGATGAGGAACCGAATGAACAAAAGTCGATTAACCCGCGCACAGCCCAGCGTAAAGCTGAAAAAGAACGTCTTATTCGTGAAAATGCTGTTTTAGCCGAAAGGTTAAGGCAGTATGAACAAGAAAAAGCGACTGCTTCAGATGAACCAAAGGCTAGGGATTTATCAAAAAAGCCCGACATTCAAGATTATGACGATGTGTTGGAATACACTGAAGATTTGGCCACCTGGAAAGCTGGTGAGATATTTGAAAGTAAGACAGCACAGCTTAATCTGCAAAAACAAATTCAAGCCCTTGCTGAAAGAGCTGAAATTGTAAGAGCGGAAAAGCCTGATTATGATGAGAAGGTTGTTGGATTGATAGAAAGCAAACTGATTACGCCAGATATTGAGAGGGAAATTTTATCCTCTCCTATTAGCGCAGATGTTGCCTATCACTTAGCAGAGTACGGCGCCGATTTGATGACCCTGCGAGGGCTTCCTGCTGAGGCACTACCTAAAGCGATTAAAGCTATTGAGGCTTTTATCAAAAAAGGCGGTGAACCACAGGAAAAACCAAAAATCACAAAGGCAGAGCCGCCTATTGCCCCACCTGGTGTTACCGTCAATGCCCACAGGCCATTGAGTAGTTATTCCCAGCAAGAGATAGAGGATATGCCTTTGATCAAATTTAATCGCTTCTAAGGAGAGACACTTTGTCCAACCAAGCACACACTAATACTATTGTTGCCAAGCGTTTGCTGTCTCGTTTGCAAAACAAACTTCCAATGACTGCAAATGTAAACACGGATTTCCAATCGGAACTTTCTGATTCACAAAAGCGTGCTGGCGGTATTATCAACGTCCAAAAACCACCTTTGTTTAACGTGCGTTCTGGTGAGATTATGGAAGTTCAATCTACCATCATTCCAGCAATCAGCACCAGCTTAAACATGTTTGGTGTTGACGTATCGGCCAGCCAACTTGACTTGCAAATTACTTATGACCAAGTTCAAAAGGGCATGATTGACGGAGTTCTTGATGGGGCGGCCTCTGCTTTGGCCGCTAAAATTGAGGCCGATGGTTTTGCGCTTGCTCTTAAGGTTGCAAACGTGGTTGGTACTCCTGGCACGGAAATTACTGACCCCAGTTATCTTGCTAAGGCTAGTGCTTTACTTACATCAAATGGTGCTACACCTGGGAAAGGAAATCGTATTGGTTTGCTTAACACCTTTCAAAACGCAAGTTTTGCAACTGGTCTAAAAAACTATTTCAACCCAGTTAACACCGTTAGCAATGCTTATGCTGATGGTATGTTGGGCAATGGTTATGGTTTTGACCTTTATGACGAACCTGTTGCTGGCACGTTTACCGCTGGTGTTTACGGCGGTACTCCTTTGACCAACGGTGTTTTGGTTGCTGGCAACACAATTGTTACCGATGGCTGGACTGCAACGACCACTTCACTAAACGTCGGTGATACTTTTACCATTGCTGGCTGTTTCAACCGCAGCCCACAAACTGGCCTTTCAACGGGTGATCTTAAGAACTTTGTTGTAGCCGCCAAAACTGTGACTGACGGTTCGGGCAACTCCACCATTACCATTGGTGAAGATGGCATTATCCTAACTGGTCCACGCCAAAACGTGATTAGTGCAACTGGAACTTCGGTGATTGCAGATAACTCGGCCATTACCGTTAAGTCTGGGGCTTCTGGCATTGTTTCAAAGCAATCGCTTGTTTATGACAAAAACGCATTCACCTTTGCGATGGTTCCCCTTGCTAAGGTTCCTAGCAACCTGGGCGTTATGTCCACGGTTGTGAATGACAAAATGAGTGGTTTGTCAGTAAGCATGAAAGAGGCTTACAGCATTGAAACCAACCAGCGTGTTGTTCGTTTTGACGTGCTTTACGCATGGTTAGAAACCTATCCACAACTTGCTTGCCGAATCCTCGGTTAACCAAACTTTATAGGAGTAATTATCATGGCTGTAGCCACTTCAACTATCAAAGTTTCTTTGTTACAAAACGCAGGCAATATCCAACCAGATACTTTGCGGCAAACTTACAGCATCAGCACCATTGCTGCTGCTGGAACAACTCAAGCAACTGGTACTGCGATTGGAAATGAGCAACCTTTTGTTCTTATCAACAATAACACCGCTGCTAATGGGGTTGTTTTGCCAGTTGCCGCTTATATCGGACAAGAAATTACCGTTTTTCCACAGCTGGTTACCAACGCACCGTTGGTATATCCTCCTGTTGGCGGGACTGTAAACAACGGTACGGCCAATGCTGGTGTTGCTACGCCTGCTCGTAAAGCGGTTAAATACATTGCTGTTGACCGCACTGGCCTAAACTGGGTTACCATAGGATTGTAATCATGGGACGCAGACCTAAAGATTACATTGCTTACACGCAAGAAGATGATGAAGTTCAAGGTTCGGAGTCGGAGGTGGTTGTAAATGCCATCTCCGATGAAGAATGGGAGCGTCGTACCAAACTTGATGTTAGCGACCCAGACTATATAAACCCATCTTACGATAGGTAGGTTATGGCCTACACAGCCCTAAATCTGATAACCGACGTGTTACTAGATATGGGCGTTATAGCTGACCAGGAGACCCCCACTTCTTCCCAAAGCGTGGGGGCTTTGGTTAAGCTGAACGACCTTATTGAGTCATGGAATCTTGACCCGCAAAAACTTTACGGGGCAACAGAGTTTATCATTCCGTTTGTGGCCAACAAAGCCACTTATACGATAGGCATTGGCGGGGACTTAAACGTCCCGCGCCCTAATGGTGTTTTTGCCGCCTTTGTGCGTAACACCACCGCAACACCATCACAGCAGCAAGATATTCCTATTACCATACTAAATGACCAGCAATGGGCTGACATTCCAGTTAAGGGCATGACTGGCACGTTTCCCTATGCGGTATGGTTCAACATGACCAACCCATTGATAACGGCTTACGTCACCCCAATTCCTACGGGTTCTAATTACAGCCTGGTGTTTTGGGACAATAACGACAATACAGCTTTGGCGTTAAACACGGCGCTGGATTTAGCACCTGGGTACAAACGTGCCTTGAAGTATGCGCTGTTTATTGAGTTGGCTGCTGGCTATCAGATACAAGTTCCCGCCAGCATTGCCAGCCTTGCCATTTCTTCAAAGCTGTCTGTTGACCGTCAAAACGTGTCTATCAATACCCTAAGCACAAGCGGAGAAGTTCGTTACGACATCCTTAGCAACACGATAAGGGAGTTTTAACGTGGACGCGGGGGTCGTGGGCGGCTCTTCACAGCAAATATCTTTGCCGTTTAACGCTGAACGAACCGTGAACATGTACGCTGTTCTTGACCAGCAGGGCAAGAAGCCAGCTTCATTGTATGCACGCCCTGGGAACGCTTTATTTGCCACGTTGGGTTCTGGGGCTGGGCGCGGTGGGTTTGTGGCAACCAACGGGCGTGTGTTTGTTGTTTCTGGCTCTCAACTGTACGAATTATTTGCTGGCGGCACAGGAAATGTACTAGGAAGCCTTCTTACCAGTTCGGGGGACTTAACCTTTGCTGAAAATGGCGTGCAGCTGGCAATTTGCGATGGAACGAATTTATACATTTTGACCTATGCCACAAATGTATTTCAGCGCGTTGTTAGTCCCAATTTGCCTAGCGCATCAAGTGTTAAATTTCTTGATGGGTACTTTGTTGTTAGTCGTTCGCCAAGCAGCGGTATATTCCAAATATCTGCTCCATTTGACGGCCTAACTTGGGCTGCATTGGATTTTGCCACGGCTGAATCGTCACCCGACAGTCTTTTGTGTGTTGCGGTTATTTTTGGGCAATTATGGTTGTTTGGCGATATTTCTATTGAGCCTTGGACAAACACTGGTTCAGCGGCTTTCCCGTTTAAGAGGGTTAGCAATTCCTCTAAACTTTCCGTTGGTGTCGCCGCACCTGCTACAGTTTTAGAGGTGGACAATACGGCTTTTTGGGTTGGTAAAGACACAAAGGGAACGGGCATTGTTTATCGGGCGGATGGGTATTCACCTTTAAGGATTTCGACAGAGGCTATTGAATTGCGTTTGCAAGCCGCGCCTTCAATATCAACCCTTAAAGCAATGACCTATCAAGAAGCTGGGCATGTGTTCTACATCATTACGGGCGGGGGCATGGAAACTGCTTTGGTCTATGATGTATCCACTAAGCTGTGGACAGAATGGGCATATCTGAACAGTTCGGGCAATTACGAATTACCTTTAACCAATGATTTATTTTACGCTTTTCATAATACCCTTGCGCTGGATAGAACATCTGGCAAGGTTTACCACCAGTCGGCAGAGTTTTATTCTGATAATGGGGATGAAATAGCCTGTGACAGGGTTTTTACGCATATTTTTGACAATGGCAATCCGTTTCTGATTAAGAATTTAACGGTCAATTTTGAAACTGGCGTGGGCAACGCAACGGTCAGCAATCCAAAGGCCATGCTGTACTTATCCCGCGATGGTGGCCGCACGTTTTACACCTACTATGAATCGTTTATGGGTAAGGCTGGGGAGTTTCTGTCTAGGGTGGTTTTCTGGCGATTGGGACGGCATCGTCAATGCACGTTCAGGGTGCGGGTGACCGATTCTGTTAAGCGAGTGATAACAGGGGGGGCTTTTAATACATGACCGTAATGATTGCTCCAATTTCTGATAAGGCGCTTGATGACAATGGAAAGTTTCGCCCAACGTGGATTGAGTATTTTTCTGCGGTCAACCGTGGTGATGTTGGCACAACCTGGAATCCAACTGTTTCCAATTTAACCTCTGTTGGAACGCCGACCATTACGGGCGTTTATTATCAAAATGGCGGCTTTACAGACTTTGCGGTTAAGATTGTTCCTGGAACAAACACTAGCTCTGTGTTGGGAACGACCACAATTGCATTGCCATTTACTGTTGTGGCAGATGCGGCGGCCAATGTTGTAAGCGGTGTTAATGTTGCTCAAGCAGCAATAAATTCAAGTGGAAAACTGGTGTATTTACCAACATGGTCGGTAATAACGGTTCCTATAACAATCACTGGACGGGTCAAAAGCTAACTATCTTTTAAGACAATTTTAGTGTAAAGTAACAACGAGGCTTTGCGATGGATGACAAAAAAGAAATGAGCCGCATGGAAGACATGGAAGACATGGAAGACATGAAGGAATATGGTCGCGGAACTGATACCGTGATGGGACACTTGTCTCTTGGTGAAGTTGTTATTCCCCGCGCATTTCTTGATGACCCGCAAGTTATCCAAACGCTTAAAGGTATTTTTGATTCTGCCGATGTTAATATGGCAGAGTTTACTGTTGGCGATGAAGCAAATAAAATTAACCCTGAAACCAAGCAACCAGAGTTTTTCTTAAAGGGCTTAAAAAGCATTATTAAAAGTCCTGTGGCGCAAATTGCATTGCCTATTGCAGCCAGTGTTCTTGCCCCTGGAGTTGGAACGGCTCTTAGCAGCGGGCTTGGGTTGGGATTGGGTACAGCTGGTGCAACTGCATTGGGGGCTGGAGCACTTGGAACTGGCCTTGGATTAGCATCTGGTCAAAACATTGGACAGGCTCTTAAAGGTGGTGCAATAAGCGGAGGACTTTCTTATGGTGGAAGTCTGCTATCTGAAGGTTTGGCTGATACAGCACTGGGGCGCGGTCTTAGCGACTTAAAAGCTGGGGCGGCAGATACAATGGTTGGCCGTGGCATTAGTGATATTAGCAAGTCAGCATCGGGAGCTTTGAACAGCATTACAGGTGGCATCAACGACCTTTACCAGGGCAGCAGTGTTCAAGACGCTTTTAGAAGCGGTAGTGACGCTCTGAAGTCTGTTGGCATTAATTTTGGTAGCAGTGCAACAACCGCACCAACGGCAACACCTGGTGGCGCTTCATCTTATGCAGACGCGGTTGACCCAACTGGCAAGTATTCTTTTGGTGGTGGATTGGATAAGATTGGCGGAACATCAACGGCTGCCTTGAACGAATCAACCCCGTTGCTTTCGTCTCTTAGCCCGTATGCACCTACAGCGGCAGCACCATCATTATTACCCCCAACTTCAATCACAGAATCGGTATTAGGAGCAGCACCCGTGGCCAAAAATTCTATCAATTTATCCCCATTGCTAAGTGCTGGGCTTGGATATGGTTCAAACGAAAGCACAGCAGAGGCTTTGCTTGAGCAACAGAGGAACAATGCGGCGCTTGCAAGCAGTTCCAACAAAGCTGTTTCTGATGCCTTGCTTAGACAGTATGAAGCCAATACAGCGTTGTTTCAGCCATACGCTAGTGGGTTTGAATTTACCCCAGGCGACTTAACCGCCGACCCAGGCTATCAATTCCAATTAACTGAGGGCAACAGAGCGGCAGACAGGGCTAGCCTTGCTCGTGGTAACTATTATTCTGGTGAAGCCTTGAGGGAAGCTCAACAGTTTGGTCAGGGTTTGGCGGACACGACTTATAACTCTGCTTTTAATCGTGCATTACAAGGCCGTGCTGCTGGATTGCAGGGGGCAACAGCTGCGGCTGGAGTCAACACTAATTACGGAACAGGAACCGCTAATCAAGCCATTAACAATGCTGCTCTTCTTATGGGCATTAACGAAAACATCGGCAATGTTAATGCCAACAGAACCGTCAACACAAACAACCTTATCAGTGGCGCGTTAGGCAACCTGCTTGGCGGAAGTTCCTTCACGAACACTGGCGCTTTGCAAGGTGGGATTGACCTGCAAGAATTGTTACGGAGAAATAGAATGGGGAGTTCGTCTTATGCCAGTTGATTTAACAGTATTTGAACGTCAAAAATCCATTGTTGACCAGCAGCAATTGCAGGATGCTTTTGAGTTAAAGAAGGCGTTGGCGATTCAAGAGGCGCAAAGAAGTGCTCTAGAAACACAGGCTTTGCAGGCTCAAGCTGATATGGGCGGTTTGAGTGTTAAAGACTTGTTGACGTTGCAAATGACCCAACAAAATAAAGAAGCAGACCGAGCCCTTCGCCAAGAAACTATTGCGGCCAATCAACAACAGCGCCAAGATGAATTAGCTGCAAGAAATGATTTTCGACAGGCACAATTAGCTCAAGCGCGAGAATTGGCCAGCATAAAAAATAGCAACAGTGCTAGTAATCCATTGCCACTTGGTGCTTTGAAAATACAAAATGATATTGTAGATTCATTTAGCGCAGCAAAAAACGCACAAGATTTATCAAAATCCATTATTGACAACATAGATAGTGGCGCTTTAGATTTGGGGCCGTTTTCTAATCTTGCTTATAAATCACAAAACCTTGCTGGTTATTCAACACCAAAAAGCCAAGCATTTGGAAATTTGCAAACATCATTAGAAAAATTGCGTAATGAAACACTATTATTACACAAAGGCGTTCAAACTGAGGGTGATGCGGTTCGCGCTATGAATGAAATTATATCTAATGTTAATGA